ACTGTCCATGATATTGCTGAATTGTTGGTCAGTTATAATGTGGACACCGAAACTATGATTTCTGATGTCTTGGATTGTGTCCTGAGAATCGGTGCTGATCGCAGACAGGCATATCAATTGCTTCAGATGCTTAGTTACTTCAACGAACTAAAGGCCACGGAAGAGGCCAATCAGATCGCAGCCGAGGTGCTAAATGCAGGCTCAGAGTAAATTTATCAAACATGAGGCTTGTGATGCCTGTGGCAGTAGCGATGCTAAAGCCGTGTATTCCGATGGCTCTGGCTACTGCTTTAACTGTAAAACCTATTTTAAGGCTTCTGAGCCGTTTTCAGAGCAGGGAAGGGGTAAGGTATTACCTATGACACAGAAAGCCGTTGTAGAGCCTATAAAGCCGTCTAAAGCCTACTTTGGTAGCATACCTGAGCGTGGTATCACCAAAGCCACTTGTGAGGCCTACGGAGTGGTGCAGACAGGGGCAGAGCATTACTATCCTTTTACTGATGCCAAAGGCACAGAAATAGCCTATAAGATTAGAGTTGTGCCAGACAAGTTATTCAGGTCACAAGGCAATATTAAAGATGCTCTACTGTTTGGTCAATCGATGTGGAACAAAGGCGGTAAGTTTGTGACTATCGTTGAAGGCGAATTGGATGCACTAGCGGCTTATCAGATGATGGGTTCAAAGTATCCAGTAGTGTCGATCAAGAATGGTGCTTCCTCTGCCGTCAAAGACTGCCAGGCACAGTATGAATGGCTTGACAGTTTCGATGCTATCGTGCTAGCCTTTGATGCTGATGAACCTGGCAGAGAGGCTGCTGCTGGTGTTGCTGAGTTATTTGGCAGCAAGGTCAAGATAGTCAAGTTTGCCGATGGTTTCAAAGATGCCTGCGACTATCTTAGGGACAACAAAGGTGCAGACTTTGTAAAGGCATGGTGGGCTGCGGAGCAGTTTGTTCCTGATGGTATTATCGCAGGCTCTGACCTGCTAAACCTAGTCATGGAGCCGTTGCCAAAGGCACAGGCACACTATCCTTATGTAGGCCTAAATAGTGTCACTGGTGGCATTAGACTTCAAGAGATGGTAGTGGTCACTGCTGGCTCTGGTCTTGGAAAGTCTCAGTTTATGCGAGAGATCATTTGGCAGTTACTATGTGAGACTAAAGAAAACATCGGCATCATGTTCTTGGAAGAATCAGTAAAGAGGACAGCACTATCGCTGATGTCGCTAGCGATCAATAAACCGTTACACTTATCAGAGGTAGAAGCAGATGACAGAGACAAAAAGGAAGCATTCGACAAAACTCTTGGCTCAAATAGATTATTCTTTTATGATTGTTTTGGTAGTACTGCTATCGATAACATTATCTCTAGGGTTCGCTATTTTGCTAAGGGGCTTGATTGCAGGTATATCCTACTTGATCATGTGAGCATCGTAGTCTCAGATCAAGGCCATAACGATGAACGCAAAGCCTTAGATGAGATCATGACGAAACTGCGCATGATCGTGCAAGAGACTGGTGTGTCCCTGTTTGTTGTGTCACACCTACGCAGGCCAGATGGCAAAGGCCACGAGGAAGGTGCAGCGACATCCTTGAATCAATTGCGTGGATCTGGTAGCATTGGACAATTGGCTGATATGGTGTTAGGCTTAGAACGTGCTGCTCAACACGAGGATCCAATTGAGAGGAACACAACCAGAGTGCGAGTGATTAAGAATCGATACAGTGGCGAGACAGGTAAAGCCTGTGCCGTTCTTTATGATAAGTACACTGGACGCATGACAGAGATAAATGAGGCTTCATTATGAGCGACCTACGCAAAGCAGCAGAGATGGCGTTGAATGCGTTGGATATGTACCGTGAACACGATGCTAAGAACATTGGTTTGGCAGATGCGGCATACGAAGCACTACGCCAAGCACTAGCGCAACCGGAACAAGAGCCGGTGGGATATGTAACCATTGAGACCATTTCTAGTTGGGCAAAAGTTCCCTCAATAAAGTGGTTCAAAAAACCTACTGAAGGGCCACTCTACACCGCACCACCAAAGCGTGAATGGGTTGGGCTAACGGATGAGGAAATTGAAGAGTGTAAGATCAACGGCGGTTTACCACACGCTATCAATTGGAGGATTTCTGTAAAAGTCATGCAAGCCAAACTAAAGGAGAAGAACACATGACATCACCAGTAATCATCGGTATAATCGCATTCGTGGCATCCATAATCAGAGGACTAAAATGATTGAGAATTGGTCATCAGCAAAGGTTCAGGTTTACCTGGAAGAGAAAGACAAAGAGATAGAATCGTTGGAATCGGCTGTCGTTATTCTGACACAGCAACGCAACGAAGAAGAGCAACGCACAGAGCAGTGTGTAAAGTTTCTGTGGACTCTGCTACATCCAGAAGAGATGGGTTGGGCAGTGTCTCAGGAAGTAAGAGAGCAAGCAAAACAAACCTTAATCAATATTGGAGAATATTATGCAAGCAACAGAAGCGAAGTTGAAGTTTGATAATTACGTTGGCTTTGATGACCAAGGCTATCTAGAGTGCTCTATCTTCATCGGTAAAGAAGATGAGCCTATCATCAACCACAAGTTCTCTATGAAAGACATCGTCAATGAATTTCTTGAGATCCGATCATCCAAGTTAGGCTTTGATAAGGCTTATGACAAGCAGCGTCAGTTGGTCATCAGCACTCTTGAGAAGTCTATCGAAGCATTGAAAAAGGCAGCATGAGTGCCTGGCTTATAGCGATCATAGGAGTTGTGTATGCGATTGTGGCTGCTGATTTACTTTGGCGTGGTAATGTTGGTCTCGGGATTGCTTTTGTTGGCTATTCAATCGGGAATATTGGACTCTATCTTGCTGCTAAGGTGAGCACATGAAAACCTACTGGATTCAACAGATGGCACATCTGAATGCACAAAGTGCAGCCATTTTCGTTCTATTTCTTTTATTTGTAGTTATCTTTGCACTATGGAGGTCTTATGCCGAAGGTTAGTGGTGTCCCCTATGATGTTAAATTAGAGGGCTTTGAAGAATTTAATCCTCTAGATCACATAAAAACTAAAGAGCAATTGGATGAATATGTCGCTGCGCTGAAAAGCAATCCTGTTGAATTAACAGATGAGCGCATTCTTGAGTTAGCAAAGCAGACAGGCGCATCAAAGGTCTTTGTTGCTGGCTATGCCATCTCTGGCGACAAGAAGATCATTGAGTTTGCTAGGCTTGTGGAGAAAGAACTTGAATCCCGTTAGCATATCGACAGTGCTCAATAAGAGTGGTGTAATGACGATGTATGTTCTAATGGATGACGGTACTATTCTGAAAAAGGCAGAAGATGAAAACCGATGGACAGAGGCGAGTAGTATTCCTCGACATAGAGACGAACAGCCAAGCCAGCCAGATCTGGTTGTGCGTAACAAAGGATCAAAGAAGCGGAGCAGTTGAATGTCATCACAAGGCAGACACTTTATTAAAAACATTAGAGGACAATCCGTTAGTAGTAGCGCACAACGGAATCTTCTTCGACTTCCCGATATTAAACAGGCTATGGAATACGAAGATCAAAGTGTCGATGTGCGTAGATACCCTAGTTCTGTCAAGGCTGATGAATCCAAGCAGAGAAAACGGACACAGCCTAAAAGAATGGGGAATGAAGGTAGGAACAAAAAAGATTGACTATAGCCGTGTCTGGTTTAGACTTAACAAGAAGGACTATGACAAAAAGAGCACACTGCCATTTGATGATCCACACATGGCACTGCTTGAGCGGTACTGTCGTAGAGATGTAGAAGTATTAGAGAAAGTTTATAATGAAGTTCTAAAGGAGAAAGAACAATATGGCTTCTCAGAAGAAAGCATCGAACTTGAACACAGAGTCGCAATCATCATCGCAAAGCAAGAGCGACACGGTTTTCGATTCGATCTGCCTACGGCTATGGTGCTTCTGGCAGGACTTAAAGATAAAATGGCTTCAATTGAGGCATCCTTACAGTGTATCTTTCCGCCAATCGTCACCGAGCGAATTAGTGAGAAAACAGGAAAAAGACGCAAGGATCTTGTCCAAGTCTTTAACCCAGGCTCAAGGCAGCAAATCGCCAAGAGGCTCATCGAAAAAGGCTGGCAGCCGAAAAAGCACACAGAGAAAGGTCAAGTGATTGTCGATGAATCTACACTTGCGGGAGTTGATATACCAGAAGCAAAAGCCATCGCTGAATACTTACTCATTCAGAAAAGGGTGGCTATGGTTGAATCCTGGATTGAAAGTGTATCTAACGACAACAGGATTCGTGGTAAGGTCATCACCAACGGAGCAGTCACAGGAAGAATGACTCACCACAGCCCTAATATGGCTCAGGTGCCATCGGTAGGCTCTGAGTATGGTGCTGAGTGCAGATCGCTGTTTACCGTGTCTGAAGGTTATAAATTAGTTGGTGTCGATGCTGCATCGCTAGAGTTAAGGATGTTGGCTCATTACATGAGAGATGAACAGTATGCTAAAGAAATCGTTGAAGGTGACATCCACACAAAAAACCAGACTGCGGCAGGTCTTGAAACTAGGGCGCAAGCCAAGACATTCATTTACGCTTTACTCTATGGAGCAGGGGCTGCCAAAATCGGGAAGATTGTTGGTGGTTCGGCAGCGCATGGTCAGAAACTCATCGATACTTTTCTTCGGAACACGCCAAGCCTCAAGCGTCTTCGAGACAAGGTTGAAAAGTTATCGGTACAAGGAACGCTACCAGGTCTTGACGGTAGGAAACTATTCATTCGTTCCGCACACTCGGCACTTAACACGCTATTGCAGAGTGCTGGTGCG